GAAAAGATGTCTAAGTTTCGAAATATTTTGATCATTTTTATTTCAATGTTATCACCTGGCTTGTTTATAGAAAGGTATCATCCAATATTTTTCGAAAAATACGGAGTTCTAATAGAACCAAATGGAGTAGTCACTTCTTATGATAAAGTAAAATATGTTACTCTGATCTATCACTTTCCTGGGCTGCAGAAAGCAGTAACCCCATCTCATTGCAACAGAAATGCTAGTGAACAACTCTATAGAAACACGTTAAAACATCAAATCAAAATTATGTATGATCTAATTCCAAGTTCAACTCATACAATTATGTCCAATTACTGTTCAAAACATCATGCATTATGTCTAGATTTAGAGAAAAAAGATCGACCTAAGCGTCAAATTATAGCTGCTATAGCAGCATTGAGTGGAATAGCTGGATTAGCTATATCTGCTTACGATTGGATATCTTCTAGTGAATTGAAGAATCATCTAGATAAGGTTTCAGAACATATAACTAAGATTGACAATAAATTGATTATTCAAGAAAATTTAGACTATAAATTAACTAAATTATCAAATGACATTATAAAGAAAACATCTATGTCCTTTGAAAACTATCATAAATTTGTAAAAGAATATGTATGTCAAAGTTCTCAGTTTAATAATTTTTTAAGTCATCATGTTGCTACAACTCATTTGGAGATGGAACTTCAAGCTCTACAAAGATTAATAAATGGAGAACCAGACAGTTATATAATTAATGCAGAAACTTTAGAGTCTATACTCAGTTCAGATACTGAAGTGGAGAGATCAATTTATTCGTCTGATCCAAGTCTATTTTATCAAGTAGTAAGGTCTAATTTAATCCACTCAGATATTGAAAAGAGTTTATTTGCATTCATTTTAGAAGTTCCTATTATTCAAGAAACAATGATATCACCTTTGTATAAAGTGTATAACGGTGGTTGGGAAAGTAAAGGTATACTTCACAAGATCGATCTACCTGATTCTTTCTATCTTTACTCTTCTTTAGATGATGTGGATTACCATGCCATCTCTCTTGGTAAGAGTAATTGTTGGAAAAGAAATGAGGTGGTAGTTTGTGACAACTCCAAGCATATGATGACTGAAGATATGATATGTCTTAATTCGATATTGAAAAGAGAATATTATGATTCTTGTGATATCAAATTTTCAAAGTTCACAAGAAGGAAATTTGTAGTAAAAGCATTAAGTGGAGTGTTAGTTTGTGGAGATTTAGAAGTTAAAATAATAACTTCTGCTGGGTCTCAATTTCATTACATCAAAAACAATAAGCAAGAGAATAACTATACTAAATATTACTCTTATAATGAGTTCAAACAAATAATAGTAGGAAATACAATAGTATCAACAAATATAAACAAGATGCCTATAGTTAGGAGAAATGATACTATATCCGTCAATTTTGATTATGATCTAAAATGGGCAGATAAGATCCTGCATGAAAGACCATGGACTTCATTAAAAGAAATAAACTTGTTAAAAGATTCCGGATTTGAGCAATATCACGGAACAATATCTCATAATCTTAATCAATGGTCTGTATTCCTATGGGTTACTATTATACTCTGTTTGATAATTTTAATTTATCTCTTAATAGCTTCAAGAAGAAAAATCACCTCTCTAGAAGATAGATTGAAACTTACAAATGGGATCATAAAATTATCAAACAAGAGATCAATCCTCTGAATAATACTTTTACATTATATTCCATTTCTTAAAAAGACAAGTCAATTCGAAAATGTGTTCAAATTTCAAAAAATTCGGAATCTGTTCCAACGGAATGAGATGCAAAAAGTTTCACGATTATGAGGAAGATAATTTAGATATTCAAGTAGGACTGAATTTAATAATGGGAGCTATATCAGGAATATCAGAGAAAATCAAAAATATCGAAAACAAGATAAATGAGATAGAAGTTGTAATGAGCCAAAAGCCAAAATTTCAAGAATTTCCAAATAACTCAGACTCTTTAAATTCTCGATTAAATATGATATCAGAACAATTAGACACCATAAAAGGGTCCATTCATACCCAAGGTATTCCTTTGTCAACAACCTTTAGTAATTTTAGGGGAAAATGGTCAACCACCCAAAACACTAATCCCAAAGGAAACAAAACAAAATCAAGTTTAAATGAACGAAGTATAGATCTTTATGAAAAGATTCCTGCCAAAGGAGCAAAAAGCATGATGAACAAAAAAGTATCTGGTAAAGAAGCTGAAAATAGAACAATTCGTAATGATTCACATGAGAGTGACTCTGATAATACATCAAAGAATTCTGGGGGAAGTTTTATAAAAGAGCTGGTTAGTGTCCAAATAGAGTCTCAAAGTGGGACATCAGAGTCACCAGAACTTAGTGGAGAAAGATTCCAAAAACCATTTATGAATATGGAACTTGCTCCTCCGTTATCTCCGACAGGAAGTTGTGAACATATGGAAACAGAAAATCCACCAGAACATCAGGGTATGACAGATAACGACTACTCTGATGACAATCGTAAAATTTTTACTCAGAAGACCCCAGCAATTGAGTCTTTTAAGAAGGATGATGAATTGGATATCCATTGATCCATTAACTATCCAAATAATAGTATTTAGGACCCTTCTTACTTTAATTGGTCTAAATGCTCTTAGAACCTTCTAAAATCATTTATTAAAAAGACAAGTCAACATGAATAATTTAGATTTTGCTGATGATTATCCCTCAACCTCTTGGGAGAAGAAACCTTTTCTCCCTGATTTACATTTGAAAAGTGCACTTACAGTTGATACAGTAGAAGAATTAGGAGATTTAATCACAAAGATACAAGAACATCCAGGAGATGATAGAATTAACCAGTATAAGAATGAATTTAGTCGAGTTATAAAGGAAGTTAGCAAAATGAAAGGGAACGAGATGACCTTAATTTATGGGTTGGATTCAGTTCACCAACTCCCTATATTCTGGGATTTTAGACCAGTTTCTATAAATTCAGGTATTAATTCACTTTTAGAAGAGAATTATGAGATATTCGGTAAGTATCTAGACGTATCTAAAGATATGACAGAAAAAATAGTCAATGGAATGATAAATACAGAGGAAACAAGCACCTTCATCACCAGGATATTGGCTGGACAAAAACCAGAGACAATACAAAACTTAATAGTCTCAGGGAGTGAGTACTTAAATACATATAAGAATTTGATATCTAATAGATTAGATAAAATTCAAAAAGATAATGGTTATATCTCAACAAACAAAATACATGATGCATTATCAGATTCTAGAATTAAAATTCTATTCAAAAAAGTAGATAGATTAATGAATTTAAGAAACAAAATGTTGAAGCATCAGGTGAAACAAAGAACATCAGTTAGTTATTACAACCTATTTCAAGAGAAGGACACATATTTTACTGACCAATTTTGCCTTATCGTCTTAGATGATTTGACGTGTATTCTTTTATCATATGATCAAATTCTATTAATAGTTGATACAGTTAGTTCAAGATTTTTAACACTTTTGTTTGTAAATTTATACCCAAACAAATTACGGAGCATTTATCCTGGATTGAACATATTAGAAGATTTTTATAAATGGGGAGATAGGGCTGTTCAAGAGTTAGGAAATCCCGGTTATAATATTATAAAGAAGATAGAACCATTTTGCATAGGTGTATACCTCCAAAGATGGGATCCATTACCAGATGCTGGTAAATTTGTTGAACATCTTATTAGAGCTTCTTCTGATCGGGAGAAACCTTACCTCTTAGAGTTGATGAAAATATTAAATCGTTGTGATAATCCTAATCAACTTTTTGAACTATTTGGACTGTATAGACATACTGGTCATCCTTTTGTGGATGAAAGTGCAGGGTGCATCAAAATGCAAGAAACAACCAGAAGTTGCATTGAGATAGAGGAGTCCTCTCTTAAAAATTGCTTAGGTGCTTGTAAGAAACATTTCATAATGAATTATATCAAGCATAATAAAAGTTGGCCAAAAATAAATTTAGAGAAAACTCACAAAATTCTAAAATCAAGTGTTATAACTGGCATTGAAGATGAGGAAAAGGAAGCATTTTTGTTATTTTTGAACCAAAAATTATTAAATATAAATGAGTACGAAACGTCATTTCCACTTCATTTGTGGAGCAGTATATGTTTTAATAAAACATTTGATTACAACGACTATGAAGATTTCACCCCACTGTTGAGTGACACTGCCATCAGTCCTCAAAGAAGCAAATGGGGAACATTGTACAATCAAAAAAGATTAAAAGTTAGAGTACATAAAGATACTGATTATAGTAGGAGAACTTTAATCAACCTTCTTAAGAGGAAACGATTTTCAAATGGGAAAGTTAGAAAAACTATAGTTGAAAGAAAGGTCCCAAAGGAATGGAAGATCGTAAGTCTTCATTCTAAAGAAAGAGAGTTAAAAATAGAAGCTAGATTATTTGCCATGATGGTATTAGAAATGAGAATGTATTTTGCAACAACTGAAAAGAATATATCTGATATTTTATTTAAATATGTTCCAAATCAGACCATGACAAATAGTGAGGCTGAGTTAAACAATAAGCTTCTCAATTTGACCAACTTAAGGATAAGACAAGATAAGATAGCTATAACATTCTCATTAGACATGGATAAGTTCAATAATAGATGGAGGGATGCGTCTACTCTGCCATTTTTTCAATTGCTAGACGATTTATATGGAACTGAAGAGTTATATTCTTATTCCCATAAATTCTTTGAGGAGTCTTTCTTTTGTTTAGCTTCTTATAATCATGTCCCTAGTTACCTAAAAAGGGATCCCAATGTAGATTTGAATAAATTAACAATTAGAGAGAAAATAGAAGAAGATAAAAAGTTGAATGAATTAAGAAGACAAAATTTTGAAAAGAATAGTGATACTACATGGATAGGACAAGGAGGAGGATGTGAGGGATTAAGGCAAAAAGGATGGACATTCATAATAAGTTCTGCTCTATCTGCTGCTGAAGAAATAACCAATGTAAAGTCACATATTATAGGTCAAGGGGACAACCAGGTGATAGTCGCTCTATTTACAAAAATTTACCCTAATATGACAGATTTAGACTATGTTAATCAATATTCTGATCATATCACACATCAAATTGAATCGTACACATCGGTTTTAGAGAAACACATTAATGGATTGGGTATGAAACTGAAGTTGGAAGAAACGTGGGTCTCTATGAGCTTAATGAATTACGGGAAGGAAATCCTTATCAACGGTTGTTATTTAACTTCTTCTCTTAAAAGGATTTCTAGATCGTATTCTGAGGTGAATGAAGTTCATCCCACTCTCAGTACCAGAATTTCTTCTATTTTCTCATCTTGTCATTCAGCTTCATCTAAATCTTTTGATCAGGTAGTTCCTTATGTGATTGCATCAAGCTTAGTATTATACACAATTGATCAGGAAGTAAAGGGAAGAGGAATTTCAACTTTTGAGATAAGAGATAAATCAGAGCTTCAGCAAAGATCACAATTAAGTCATACACCTCTCTTCTCAAATCAAGAAGCTATTATCCTATTAAACACAAACAAAGAGATAGGGGGATATCCTATAATGCCCTTCACTGAATACTTATTTCGAGGTCATCCAGATCAAATTAGTACTTATTTAACTAATCTTTGTTTTGCAAGTCGATCACTAGGAGAATGTAAAAAAGTTCAAATATATATAAGCACAAAATTTGATAAATTAGTAGACAAGATTAATTATCAAAAACTAATTCAAGACCCAACTTCATGGAATTGGAAAACTGCTAATCTAGATACTGGTGAAATTAGCAAAATACTTGAACAAAATCTTAGAAAAATAGTTGTTAATGAAGACATAAGCAAACTACTCAATCAATCAAACCCTATTGAAAATAAAGCTGTTATAGATTATTTATCCAACACAACACCTTTTATTCCGAGGGTATTAAACGAGATTTTCCGGCATTCTCCTGAAGGTGCTAAGTTACATTACATGAGTATATTCTCAGATATGAAAACTATGAAAGAAATGATGTCCTCTTCTGATTCAAAGTCTCTCATTAAACTTATTGAAAGATCAGAGAATCGTATATTACATTATGTCTTTACAATGATTAAAAATATAAACAACATTCGTGTTGAAGCGAACACCAATGAAAATCTCAGATGGTTAAATTCTTTTTCTCTTTCTGAAGAAATAACAACAGTCCAATGGCAGAAAAACATAGAGGGGTCAAGAATACCTCATCCAGGTCAACAATTTGAGTTTTGTCCAGTGACTGAATCTGGTTGTAAGATGTGCGAGATAACAGAAAAAGATTTTAAAGAACATATTGTCTATATAGTAGATCCTGACCTTATCAAAAATAGGATCAATAACCGAGATCTTTCTTTATTTCATAGAGGATCATTTCAACCATATACAGGGTCTGCAACAAAAGAAAAGAGATCTAGAAGTTTGATCAATTTTCCTAAAGGAGATAGAGCATTGCAGGCTGCTCAAAATTTATTTCGAATTCAAGATTGGGTAATATCCAAAGATAGCACTCTTTACCAGTTTATTTTAGAGCTCATACGTAGCAGAACTGAGATACCTCTTGAGGTAATCAAGATGGCATCCGGGAAATATTATGGTGGCTCTGTGATTCATAGATTCCAAGATGTAGTAACAAAACACGCTTGTAGGCCAAATACTAGACCCAATTTGTTTAGTCATATTTATGTGTCTTCTGACAATATGGGAGAATTTTCGGGTGGGAAAGACAATTTCTATATACACTTTCAATCTGTATTTTTATATGGTTTAAGTTTGATCAATCTTATTAATTTTTGGAACTCTGAGTTCTTAACAAAAGCATATCATCTTCATGTGGTTAATTATCACTCATTAAAAAGAATAGAAGAAAGTTTAATAACAACTGCAGAAACCGAGTTTCCAAAAGTTAAGTCTTTAAAGGGATCGATTTTGTTATATTCTACAATAGATGAGTATACAGATAAATGCTCTGACTTGGAAATAGATATATCTGATTTAAAGGATCCAAAATTCAATCTGGAATCTTTAGAATCCTTCGGAGTGGTTAGTGTAGGAGTTATAATATATTCTTATATGCTGGATCAATCTATACCTCTTATTCAAAGCTCAACGTTAGTGAATTTAAGTGATACAATTCATTGCACTTTGACTTTGAATGATGTTAAAACTTTTGGTATATCAAAGATATTCCAATCTAGTGGAGTTGTATGGTTTTTGGATAATATCAGAGAGGTTTTAATATTTGCTCATGAAAATATAATCACCTTGACAGAATCTTCTGAAATCTTAATTAAACGGATATCTCCTGCAATATTAAACTTTTTTAAACCTCTTTTATGCAATGATGACATAATTTCAGAATTCAAAAAATTGAACTGGGAACCAGGATCAAGTCAATATCCAATGAATGGACAAGGATTAGAAAAGTTAATTTTTAATGAGATGCTCAAGGGGATTAATAATTTTCTTTGTGAGAAAAATCCTTGGAACAAGTTGATACCATATAAAAGTATAACATTAAATCGATCTATTTTATTATATTTTTACTCACTGATTATTTGCAGTAAGATAAGAAGTCACATAGGGAAATTAAGATATATAGATGGAATAACACGGAAATTTTATGAATTATTAAATAATCAAGACCTAAGGTGTGAATCATTAATGATATACTATTATAATTTAGTTTCTGAGGATAAAAGATTATTTAGTCCAAATTCATCTCAAAAAATACAAGTGAGTATTTGTGGACCTGAATCTTGGGTTAGAATGTATAAAAATAGAGATGTTGATGAAACAGATAACATTGATATAAAGAGTTGCAAAGATTCTATCTCTAATTTCACTAAAGATGACTATGATAATATTAAATATGTCATCAGTAGGTTGAATGACAGACTATGTTTCACAATAAAACAACAAGATATAACATGCTTTATTCCTAATGATAGTAACATAAATAATTTAGAAGATCCAGGAGAGTTGGAACCGCCTAAGTCACAAAAGTATAGGTATACTCATTTCAATAGATTAACTGGTTTGTACTCTACTGCTCATTATAAATACTGTGAGTTGTTTAAGCATATCAACAAAAAGGAATTTCAAGTCAGCATAAACTTAGCAGAAGGTTGTGGAGGATTATCTAAATTGTGCAGTCAATGGTTCAATTGTAGTAAAATCATTTATAACACTCTTATCCAATTAAGGGATTTTGTATCACAAAGAGCTGTTGGTTATATCCCACCAGAAGTTAGATATATTATAGAGAATACATCCATAAAATTATTAGGAATACAAGAGTGTATTCAAACAGGTGGTAACCTATTGGATGATGATGTGATAGAAATTTTTTCTAATTTAATAAAGAAAAATGTTGGACTTCCTTCTATAATGACTATGGATGCAGAAAGTCTCAGAGAAGATAAAGAAAAAAATACTAGGATTCTTATGGCGAATGTTGCTAAATTGTTTCAGTTACTCCCAGTAGATAGTTACCTTATCGTAAAATCTTTTTATAAGGATGAATACCTGTTTAATCAAATATGTTCATTTTTCTTTAGGAATTATAACAATACAATGGTGGTCAAACCTAGGTTTTCTTCATCTGAAAATACAGAAATATTTTTGATTATAAGAAAAATAAGACCCGTTTTGATTCTACCATTCAATGAATCAACACTCCTAATCAATTGGGGATCAAAATTGTACAATAGAGACCACAATAGTTTAAATGATGATCAGCTGAATATTACTCTTCATGAAAAAGAGTTATTACATAAATCTATGATTAAGTTAGGTTTTAAATCTAATTTGAGACATTGTTTGAACTCGGTAACAGATAACTTTCTAAATTTAGAAAGATTTTTTGAGTGTCCTCTTAAAGAAGTATCTTCGAAAATAGACTTGATAATAGGTTACATTTCTTATAAAATGGAGAAGATGGGTCGAGATCTCAAGTTGAAAAGAGTTGACAAGCAATACTCATTAATTAAAGCAAAACATTTTTCAGAATCTTCTGATCTCAAAAAATTAGGATATATAATCGTTAACCTTTATATACTGAAAGATTTACTTATATCTGGAAACCTTGAAACTGAATTAATAACGATCCCTTTAGACATAAGAGATAAGAAAAGCAACTTAGTATTGTACACTGTTAGATGTGATATTCAAGAATGGAAAGACTTGTACCAGATGTATTTTATGAGGATCATAGGTCATATGGATATCGGGACATTGATATGAATAGAATCCAGCAACTCAACATTCAGATGCAAAAGAGTCATTGATTAAAAAGACTATTAATCTAAGATAGATCGAACTCAGGAAGACAAAACAACAACCCATAAACAACAACGCGCATTCCTTACACAACAAAACACCACACCTCACCAAATCCAAAGATCAGCAAGCAAAAAAGTCCATCCAAGAACACCAATCCCCAATGCCCAGACCAATGCAACCCAAGACACTTAGGCCTCAGAGGAAAGAGTCCTCAAAAAGCACACACCCAAAAACAAAAAATCCACACCAACCAACCCCAAAACAAGCTCCAACCATTAAAGGCACGAAACAAATAGACATTTTACAATCTTTCCAAAAGACCAGAGAAACTTTCCATTCTCGAGAATGCTAATTACCACCTCAAACAGGAGCACCATGTCTCAAAAGTAAAAAGTCCATAAAAACATTCAATCAATAAACAGCCTGAATCCGACCATCCTCAAGAAAACACAAGAAGACAGGATCCAAAAACTATTAAATGAATTCAGATTGATTTTTCAACAATCCTGTGCCACCTCCCAATTCCGCATGATCACCCAACACCGCACCCACAACTCCCCGCCTCAAGAACCCTCACGTCCCA